AAACTCTATATGAGCACATTGTTTACCAACCAAGGGATAATGTTTATTCAACAATGTTAACCGTTTTAATACCTTTTCCCAACGACTAACATCTCCTGCTGGTCTAGAAAGTTCCAAATACATACTCATACGTAGCAGATTAGGTGGTGCATACAAAATACCAGCTACCTTGATTGATTCGGATTTAATAGATTTAAATAATTCTTTTGGTATAGAGGTGATATCTGCAACAGGAATAAAGTTTACGAAAACTTTGTATGTTCCATAATGTTGTCCCGATTTGGCCTCCACTTCCTGAAATCCATTATCAATATATATATCCACTAGTTCTTTTGCATCGCCTAGAGCATTGGCGCTGTAAAAATCATAGTCTGGTATTTCAATATCTTTATTGTAGAATTGATCTTGTCTTGGTAATATAGCATTAACACCTGTGCCACCATAACAAATGAGCTGTTTTTTACGCAAAAAGTTTTCAACAATACCTATGATTCGTTTTACTTCAGGTGAATTGGCAGCCTTTTTCCCTTGTAATTCCTCTGCCTTATCTACAGATTGGCGGAGTATTGCTAATTCACAATCAGCAAAAGATAGCCCATCACATAGTTTATCTTTTTTTGAGTATTTCATTTATATATATAAATATATATTTTTTGCGAGTATGATTACCTTTTACTTTTACTTTATCATTACTAAAATGATAAATTCAGAAAAAAATATTTATCCTTATATTTACTTATAAAATGTTATTAACAATTATACAAACAAATATATACTTACAATTTATATATAAATATATATTTACAATACTGTATAAAATTTAATTATCAATTATACTACTTCCTCCAAAATAACCGCTTGCTTTTTTTTCCCAATCTTTTTTCTTTTTATTTTTTCTACGTTTACATCAACTTTTACTGCTTCCACTTCTGCTTCTACTTTTGCTTTTGCTTCTACTTCTGCTTCTACTTCTACTTCCGTTGTAACACTTTCAATGTTATCTGGCTCTTGAATAATACTAGTATAGCCTCCGATATGCGTATCGTTAATTAGTCGAATGTCGTCTTCGGTTAATTGGAAATATTTATAGACTTCGGAATCATTCCATTTTTTATTTAATGGTGGCAATGGTATCCATTTGCAAGTATCGTTGCTAATATTTTGTGATATTTTTCTTAATGATAACAACATATTTGGTAATCTACATTTCATATATGATAGTAGCGAATTTGCTTCGGTTTCCGTATCTAATTCAAACGAGATATATGTTTCACTATATACATCAGTTGGAGTGCCTATTATTAAATTTCCAAACCCACTAAACGCTCCGTGTGCGGCCGATGGTGTTATTATTTGCCACTTTCCTAATTTAGTATCATTCACACTGTTTTTATTGATATATTTATTAAACCCCTTCATTTGCGAAACATAGCACTTGATATCGACATCTACGTCGCGCGTGTCGTGCAACCTTTTATCAGTTAAAGGAATTTCGAAATATCCTTTGGACCTGTAACTAGTATTTAATTTTGGAAACGCACCCATTTTGTTTATTAATGGCAGGTATTTGGACTCTATCAATATATCACAATCATTTAAATTTAACATAACACTGTTATAGCAACATGGTCCATCATATCCTATATCTTTTAGAAAGTAGTTGACTCCTCCTTTTATATCAATTGTACTGCCAAAGATTTTACTTGCATCATCAAAATGCTTAATGTATGGAATGTCTTTGCGACTCAACATCATTTTTCTAAACTTGTCTAAGCCACGGCCTCCTGAAAACCACCTTGACGGTATTACAAAGCACATTATGTCACATTTACCAATGTAGAATTCTGTAAATTTATTGTACACTGCCGGTGCATACCCGTTTTTGCCTTTAAATTCATCATTGTATGGTGGATTGCCAATTATAATATCAAGCCTATCAATCTCAAACACTTTTTGAATATCTAACTGTAAAGAGTCGCCCTCATACAAATTGAGTTTGTACTCATTGTTAATATCAAATATTTGCCTAATTATAAAACAGTTCTTTTTATTTAACTCCGCCATAAAGAGCATATTTTCTAATATATGCTTTTTTCTGTTTTTGTCATTCGGAATTTTTTGTTTTAATCCATCCATTAACTTGTAATAGATAGCAATCGGAAAATTTCCCATTCCAGCGGTCGTGTCGCCCCATTTCAAAGTCTCATCTTCAAATATGTTTTTGCTATATTTCTCTCTATAATATGCTTCCAAGTCTCCTAACATATTCATATTGATAAAACTCATAGGTGTAAACACCTCGCCAAACTTTTTCTTCTCTATTTCTTTTGGTTTTAAACAACTGTCAATAATCTCCAATAGCTCTTTTGGCTTATCTATCAAACTTTGCAAAGACATTTTAAATTGGATTGCTATATTATATATAGATGAATTCTTCTTAATATATTTTTCCACGATTTTCTCAATCAATTTTATTATATCCTTCTTATTCCACCAAATAAATGATTGGTCATTAAACACGTCTAGCAATGTTGGTGTTGTCTTAATCACGTTTAGCATCTCTAAAATGTCTTTGTTTTCAGTGTTCATTGTTAAAATGCAACTCAATGGTATAACAAATGGCAGAACATCTTTTGTAAGAGAGATATCCGACTTTATATCTGTATCGACATCAGCATCATCTTGTTCCCCATCAATTTCTCCTTCTCCTTCTCCTTCTTTATCTTCATCATCATCGCCTTCAGAAACACTTTTTTTTACCATTTCCTTCCCGCTAGCCAAAGCCTCATCGCTTTCGTCGTCGAAATTAACATGGACATTTACTTTTACTTTTTCATCGCCAGTAGAACTCGTAAAATGATGATTTACTATTCTTTGGTCCGCTGTATCCAAATCAATAATAACATCCTCTATTTTTTTCAATAGCGATCTTAGATTGTTAATAGGATTGCCTTTCCAAATTTGCAGTAATTTTTCCACTAATTTCGTCTTATTTTCACGACTTTCAAACAAGTCACTGTCAATGTTAATCAAATTGTTCTCCACTAAATAAGTAAATTTCTGCTCTACATTTAAATCTTTTTTATGTACATTATAATCAAGCAAAGTGTTAAGCACTCGGGAAATATTGAAATCTACAACGAATCCCATCTTTTTTACACCGCTGTTTATTTTGTCATTTTCCGCATTTCGAATGCTTTCGGTCATACAACGATACATCATTTGCACAATCTTGTCGCTTGAAACAATGTCATTCATCAGAAACACAATGTCGACAAACGGTAGCGTGATTCCCAAAGTTAGTTGATTGCCTGCCAACAAAATTAAACCATTTTTTCCATCATCTTTGGCCTTTAATTCTGTATTTTTAATTTCTTCTTTAAGATCCTTGTAGTCTCTTTTTGAATTAACAATCATAATTTCATATTTTCGCAAAACACGATTTTTTAGCATTCTTTTCTTTAAACACTCGCTTACATTGTCTATCAACATATCTTGGCCAAACGGTAGAAACCATAATTGGCTAGTAAAATCGCCATTATTGAGATTTGTCCTGCTTCCACTATTTTGTGAAATAGTTTTAATTCTTTCGAAAATAGACATTTTGTCGCGTACCACACACGCCTGTTCATCCACTGTTCCGTCTCCTGAAATGCGTTTCAATAATATGTCTACCTCCTCGGTATAATTAAAGTTATCACCACCACCAACCACAGTCATTTTTGTTTCTCCTTTGGTATTTGTTAGTTTTTCCTTTCTCAGTGATGTTGTAGATAAGAGAGTTGCGTGCGAAAAGCCATACGATGTGTCCTTGATTCGCTCTTTAATATTCTGAAAACTGTCTATATTCATTATATTCGTAATTAGTTGTAAATCAGGCATCTTGTCATATACAGCCAGTTGTTGTTCTTTGTTTTCTTCGGTTAAGAATGTCAGCACATCTTCGCCGTGTTTTTCTACTAATCCTTGAATATTTCTCTTTTTGCACAGTTGCTCATCTTCAATATCCCAATAAAATTGACAGTTTGTGGGAATACTCCATTCATTCAACGGTTTTGCATATGTGGCTGTTAAAAACACCTTGGTAGTTTTCGGTGACGAATATGCCTCTAAAATATCCTTTGACATTTGGGTTGTTCCGTGAAAGTGATTCTCGTCAAAGACTATAAAATCCAAACCAAGTGCCACAATTGCCGCCACCTTTTTCTCGAAAACATAATCATCCAATAGTTGTTTACTAACAATAATAATATTGTTTTCTTGCAACACCAGTGTATCAAAATCGGACCCCTTTTCAATCTCAATAATGTTGATCCCAATAAAATCTCTAAACTTGTGAAACAAATCATTCGTAAATTGTGACAGTGTTTCGGTAGGCGCTGGAGTAATAATAAGTGCGTTTAACGACGCGTATTTTTTGTAATATTTTATAAACAAACCGCCAACACAATAGGTTTTCCCGGATCTGGCCTTTGCACCCAACAACAATTCTTTTTCGCCCTCCCCAATTCGCACCATCATTAAACTGGTAATAAAATCCTGATGAAAACGCAGTTCCAATGGTATTTTTGGGTTAGAAAACCTAGCATTGTATTCTTCAATAGGAACAAACTGAATGGCACTTCTCAGGTTTTGAAAATAGGGTTCAAGGTCGCTCAAATCCAAAATATGATGAATATTATCTTTTATGTAGTTGTTAGTAGAATGGCTAGCAGTAATGGTTTCAAGTAGTTTTTGTTTGTTATTGACTAGTAAATATATATCAAACTCTTTGTATTTGTGTGCGTGTTGTTGCGTAACTGCTAGAATTTTTTCGACATCGTATTTGTCAATAGATTTTTTGCTGTCGTCCAAATAAAACTTGGATGAAATAAATACCCATTTTTCTGTTAGTTTGTGCTGTAATGTAATGTCACTTGATCCGCCCTTACCTTTGCTAAATACCGACATTTTGTGCAAATATGTTTCCAAATTATCTACTTTTTTTATTTTACATGTGTTGATATTGCCTTCATAGTGCTCGTACGTATCGTTTGGAAGAATGGTGCAACATCCAAATTTTATAATGCTATCACAAACTTTCTCAAATACATTACCTCTTTTAGATTGCGTCTCAGCTGATGTTTTTTCCTTAATAGATTGTAAGAGTTCATCAAAAGTAGATGATTGTTTAATGCGTTCAAATAATTCAGTGCCGTTCATTTTTGATATCTCTAGTTAGGTTTAAATTATTTCATTTAAGTATATTAAATTTATAATTCAATTTTTTATTTTTTGTATATATTTACAAAAATTATTTTTATTTTAGATTTATAATTGTTGTTTATTTTTACATATTAAACTTGTAATAGTCTGATTCCACTGTACGTGTAGCATATGATAATTCTGGATTTTGTGGTGGTGGCATAGGAATAGTTTCTGGAATATAACGTAGATTTTGAGGTTTCAAAGCAAACGCATAGCCATTTTCATTAAAGAATGCATCATTTGTCTCAATATTTGCATCAACTAATGAGTAACGCATCGCTAACATTTGACACCCGGTTCCAATCATCGCATTAAAATCAGGATTTGGCGGATTAGGGCCCGGATTAGGCATACAAATAGTCATAAATTGTCTATTAAAAGAAACTAATTCGTCGGTTGTAATTTGCATAGATGCTATATCATTGTAACAAATGGCTTTCATGAATACCGAATTACTGGTCATATTAATAAATTTATAAAATTCAGGACATTCTAGATAAGCATTATCGAACTTCTCCACTATTATAGTTACCTTTCCCAGTAAATTTTTTATTTTAACGCTACCAAAGTTTTGCCCATAATATTCTGAATCATACTCTTTTCCTAACAAAATGTTGTCATAATTTTTTAATAAAAGTGCAAAATTTTCATACATTTTTTGATTCTGACTCCGAATTCTTAAATGTAATATAATTGGATCTTTTGAATTAGGTGCAGTAGATGTTGAAAACGCATAATCACGAATAATATCCATTGCATCGGCAAAATTAATGTAATTAAATGTCTCTTTAACATGATAATTGTCGCTGGTAGATGTTGCTATAACTGGCTGATCATTTATGGAATAAATTTCAAAATCTAACCCTCTCACGCCCTGTTTTAATACAGATTTTAACACACACGTGTCGACGTAATCGTTACGATAGTTACCACCACTGCAACAATTGTAGGCAGTTTTAATATAATAGTCTCTTAAAGAATAATTAAAATTAGGATTATCATCAATTGACTTAATTTTACCATTTAATTCTCCGTAAATTGTATTCATTGCGCTACATTCTCTACTTCTTAAAAATTTAAAATAAAAATAATATAAAAATGCTATAAGTATTACAATTAAAGTCATTGCAACCAATAAAGTAACCGCGGTAGATTCCTTCATTTCTTTTAAACTGGTAAGTGTGCTAGTTAATTGTTGTTGTATTTGATCTTTTTCCATTCTATACTATATTATATAAATAGTATATAAATATATTTATATAATTATAATATATAAATGAGTAGTGGGGGTGGCTTAATGCAATTGGTCAGTCAAGGACAACAAAATATTATTCTAAATGGTAATCCCTCTAAAAGTTTTTTTAAATCCACTTATCATAAATATACTAATTTTGGTTTACAAAAATTTCGAGTAGATTATGAGGGATCAAAAACTTTACGTCTTTCAGAGGACTCTTATTTTACATTTAAAATTCCTCGTTATGCAGATTTATTAATGGATTGCTATTTATCTGTAGTATTACCAAACATATGGAGTCCCATATTGCCTCCACAACAAATGACCGATGATACTTTGGCACAGGGGCTAGGCAATATTGAACAATGGGCACCTTATGAATTTAAATGGATTGAAAATATTGGTGCTAAAATGATAAGAAAAATACAAATAACGTGTGGTAACTATACTCTACAGGAGTATTCAGGCGATTATTTGTTGGCAGCAGTACAGCGCGATTTTAATACCGCTAAAAAACAATTGTTTGATACTATGTCAGGAAATATTCCTGAATTAAATGATCCAGCAAATGCAAACGCGCGTGTTAACTCATATCCGAATGCGTATTATACTGAAAATCTAGCAGGCCCAGAACCGTCAATTAGAGGGAGAATTTTATATATACCTTTAAATAGCTGGTTTGGTCTTAAATCACAAATGGCATTTCCATTAACATCGTTACAATATAATGAATTACATATTAATATTACTTTTAGACCATTGGATGAACTGTTTGTAATTCGTGATGTCTTTGATGCTACTAACAATTATCCATATATTGCACCGAATTTTAATTTATGGTATATGCAATTTTTTCGTTTTTTACAGCCACCTGCTGATGTATGTATAGGTATAGACTCGTATGTTGACCAAAGAGTACTATGGAATGCAGATATTCATTTAAATTGTACTTATGGGTTTTTATCTAATGAGGAAGAACGCATATTTGCTTTGCAGGAACAAAAATATTTGATTAAACAAGTTCACGAAACTACTTATCCGAATGTTACTGGTCCAAATAGAATTGATATAGACTCGCTCGGAATGGTGTCATCATGGCTTTTCTATTTTCAAAGAAGTGATGCAAATTTACGCAATGAGTGGTCTAACTATACCAATTGGCCTTATGGCTATTTACCATTGAATGTAATTCAAGCACCAACAGATGGACCTTATACAATATACCGCACTCAGGGAGGCACTTTTATTCCTGTCAATATTGGTCCCGGTGTAAACCCTGATGGTACATTAACTGGACTTCTCGTTACTCCTCCATATAATTTGCAAAATGAAAAATTTATTCTAGTAGCATTGGGTATTTTATTAGATGGCAGTTATCGAGAAAACATACAAGCCGCTGGAATTTATAATTATATAGAAAAATATGTTCGGACGTCAGGAAATGCACCCGAAGGCCTATATTGTTATAATTTTTGCATTCATAGTAATAATGCTGATTTACAACCATCAGGTGGAATGAATATGAGTCGTTACAATCAAATTCAATTAGAGTTTACTACTGTTATCCCGCCATTAGATCCTTTAGCTCAAAGTTTGACCATTTGTGATCCGGAATCTGGTACTATTATTGGTATAAATAAACCAACATGGCGCATTTATGATTACAATTTTGACTTGCATTTGTTTGAAGAACGAATTAATATGGTAGACTTTATCGGTGGCAATGTAGGTTTGGTTTATGCTACATAATTATACTACAGAATTTTAACTAAGGTAGGCATTGGATGCGGGTGGTGTCGTTTCGTAAAATTGCCCCGTAGCGCTAATTGTTGTGGGGTATTTAGGTTCTCGGGTATACATGTTGTCATTAGCCGAATCAATAATTGTTTGGTTTATACCTTCACTATATTTATCATATGATGCTCTTTTTTTATTATAAAAATCTAGACCCTGATTAAACGATTTTGTCCATAAATCAACGCCCTGATAGGGCCGATTAATTTGTGAGTTTTTGGAATCAGGATACGCTTCAGCAAAATCAATACTGTGATTATTATATCCGGTAGTTAAAGGGCTATATTGTAAACCCAAATTTTGTCCTAATTTACCACCATTGTCGTAAGGCGCAACATCTTTTGTTTCGCACGTGTCTAATGAGGTAGGGCCAGGGTTGCACCCAAAACAATCTATATCCGCACTACATTGTTCACGAGTGATTGCACATTGTGCTTTAGTGCCACAAAAATTTTTGCAACTAACAGAATCGTTAATTGGTAAATTAACCGTTTTACTATATAAAGGCGAATTAAGATTATTATAATTTATAACAGCATCTTTTGGATAAGGTATTATCGGATCAAAATAATTATTTAATTCGCCAAATCCTTCTCTAAGTTTAAAACAATTATTGGTAATTACATATTCGCCCCATTTTATGATTATCCAAAAAAGAATTAAACAACCTATTGTGTATATAATAGTATTATAATTATTCATTTTATATATAATTATATATAATATTTTATATAATATTATGTACAAGATTTTATACAATATCTAGGATATGTTTTATATTCTAAATGAGAATAATAAATATATCAGTAAAAATAATGAGAATTATTAATAATAGTATTAATATTTTGGTATTATTTGTAAAATTTAATATATAATTATTATAACTAATGTCAACGACCGAAACAAACTCAATTGATGAAAAAAAAAATGAGGAACCATCAAAACAGCCAGATTTTAAAGCTTTTATACAAAACTACTTATACAGTATTATTTTTACTATTGGATTCGGTGTTTTTTTTATGGGTAGTTTGGGTTTGTATACAACCAAAGTAGCACATGCTGGCGTCTTACCGACTAGTATGAACGTTTTTCCTTTTAGTGACGCTAAAATAGGTCCCAGTAATACTATAATTGATATGATTTTAATGAAAAAACATTTTTGGTCTGGGAATGATGATACCAAAACTATTAAAGCTACCATAAATTATGATGACTATATTGGTAATTTTGAAAAAAGCATCGTATTTAATATGTTGTGCAGTTTAAAAATATATGCAGACAAAAAAAGGGACCAAACTCAAGCGACTAACCCACAACCACCAACTGCATTTTCTGGAGATCTTGCCGAATATTTGTCATTTATTTATGCCAACACACTAACAAATAATTTTCTTATTATACAAACAATGTTTAATTTTTTTTATCAATTTCTACCGGAATCGGTATTTATGATATTATACGCATTAGTAGGAACCTATTTATGGAGTATAATTTATTTTATTAATATTGTATTATGTGTTGCGTACCATATTTTCTATGGCGGTACATATTTTAGTTCGTGGATGACAATGGATAGACAACGACCGGCGGAATATAGTGGATCATGGATTGGGCTTGTTTACTGGCCCTTTTCATGGGCAATATATCTTATACGAGTAATTGCATGGTTTATATTATTAGCTTATTTGTTTATAATGTTATTATTTGCGTCTGTAACTGTTTTTCCGATAATTAGTATTATAACTGCATTTATTAGTCCGTTGTGTGCCAAATATGATATTAAATTAGCCGGCGATACAGATGGGTCTCAAAATAATAATATACTCACATTTATCAAAGATATTTTTGTTTACAAAAAAATATTCTTTTTTATTTTAGCTACTCTTAGTTTATTATCAAATGGCTCAAAATATTTGGGTACCAGTGGTGTAGTTGGAATTGTGATTGCGATTATAGTTGCTTATTTTATGGGTTTATATAAAAGCGAATACCCTTTGACCGATACCGATAACCGGTTTACTAACAACACATCCGGAGAAAGTGTAGAGGCACCTCCTGTTAAACGCGAATGCAAATGGTCGAATGCGACTGCAAATGCGACTGCGACTGCAAATGCGACTGCGACTGCGACTGCGACTGCAAATGCGACTGCATCAGGTATTGAAACTGATACAAATTGCAAAGAATTAGGACCGCTCATAGACAGTTTACCCTCTACATCCACTGTTAATTCTGACCAATGCGACGAACCAGGACCACTAATCGATACACCCGCGACTCCAATGGCTGGCGGAAAAAATTTAAAACATCGCAATAAACCAAAAAATTATAATATAATATTTGCATAATAGTTTAAATAGTAAATTACAAAATAAATAAGGTAAAAATGAAAAAAACAAAAAATAATACAATGCCATCACTACCATTTGTTAGTTTATGCACTCCTACTTTTAACAGGAGACCATTTATTCCCTTTATGATTAAATGTTTTGAACACCAAACATATCCAAAAGACAAAATAGAATGGATTATTGTTGATGATGGAACTGATCCTATCCAGGATTTAGTCAATCATATACCTCAAGTGAAATACTATTACAATAATAATAAAATGCTTTTGGGAAAAAAACGTAACTTTATGCACAAAAAATGCAGGGGAGATATAATTATCTATATGGACGATGATGACTATTATCCGCCAGAACGCATTGAGCACGCCGTCACGACATTACAAAAAAACCCGCAAATATTACTTGCAGGGTCATCGGAAATGCACATATATTTCGATTCGCAAGATAAAATTTATCAGTGTGGACCATATAAAGAATATCACGCAACAGCAGCAACATTTGCATTTCGCAAAGAATTATTAAATATAACTAAATATGACGATGACTTGGCATTTGCAGAGGAAAATAAATTTACCAAGGGTTATACTATTCCATTGGTCCAATTAGATACATTGAAAACAATATTAGTATTTTCTCATAAGCACAATTCATTGAACAAAGAAAAATTATTAGAAAATCCCGCACAATCTAAAATGTCTTTGTCAAAATTCACAGTTGATGACTTTATTAAAGATCCATTTTTAAAACAATTTTATATGCATGATATGAATAGTTTGTTAGTTAGTTATGAGCCGGGAAGACCCGAACATAAACCACAATTATTGGAGCAAATTAAAACAGCCGAAATAAATAGAGAAAAGAGAATGACAGAATATAATCAAATGTTATCTACTCAAAATAATCAAAAAATAAATGCATCTAATGACGAAATAGTAAACGAAATGCGAAATAGCTATGAAAAGAAAATAGATGACAAAAATTATATTATTAATGAATTAATCAAAAAAATAAAATTGTTAAACGAAGAAATATCTACTCTAAAATCCAAGCTTTAATATTAAATATATTATAAAACAACTTAGAGAATTACTATATTATAATGTATATATTAGGAAGTACTATGCCTTACGAAGAATACTATAATCCCGCAGATGATGACAATTACTCAACTGATAAGAATAAAAAGGGCTCTGCTGACTATTTGAAAGATACTGATAAACAATATCAAAAGTACACAAAGCCGTTAAATAAAACTTGGAAGGATGGTAAATATTATAAAAAGGTGTATATAGAATGTTATGGTTCAGGACAAGTTGGAACCAAAATTAGGAATGCGGTGACTGGTCAATATTATACATATACGGTTGGCTCTGATTATGAGGATTTATTGTTTAAAGTAATTGATTCATCTGCTCGACAAGGGAGAAAAGATCCGCTTATTTTATTTTACGATACACCCGAACAGTATGAAAACCATCGATTTAATTTATTATCTCAAAAAACAAAGGAATTATGGTATGATAAGAATATGGAAGCGAGACAAAAGTCTTAAATAATGCAGTTTATAAATAATATATTATATTCATAATATTATATTCATAATATATAATGAATAGTTGGAAAAATAATATAAGTCATTATGGAGATATTTTGGCTATACCTTTTTTCGTCTTATTATCATATTATTTTTATAACATTAATAATAAAAATCCGCTAGAATATATTTTGTTATGGTTTTCTGTTTCCGGATTTGTTCTGGACATTTTATATACATATTTATTTTTATCAAAATTAAATAAAAAAAATTGATTCTAATTTATAAATAATACAATAACTTATTTTATTTATAAAACAACAAATCTTTCAAAGTAATCTAGTATAATAACCCAAAAAATTAAATAAAATGCCTACATTTGCTGACATTCCTGCTGAAATAATTAATGCTATTATTGAATTCTTACCTATTGACAAAAGGATACAATTGCTTAAATGCAAATATAGCTATAGGTATATTCGCGATGTGTTGAAACGATTGCCTTATACCAAGAGCAAATTAAAGCTACTAATACCATGCGCAATACTTAGCCGAAAAATAGTGAAAGAAGTTGCCCATGAAGATAGTGTTTTATTTGACCAACTCGGATCGAATATGGCGGCTATTAATGTGTTATGCAAAAACTTTTCTAAAGAGAGTAAATACATATATTATTATCAAAATTCGTATATTGATCTAATAGTAAGTGCACTAAAACACTACTCGCGCATTTACACGGATAAAAACAAATATGTTATTGACCCACATTTGCGATTACCGTGTGGATCATATTGCACGCAATTTGGTTTAGACAAACATCGCAATGATGTAGAGGCAAATGTATTAAAACTATTTATTAATTTGGAGAAAATTTTGGGGAATAAAAAAATTTATGGTAAGTTTTAATTTAAGTTTTACAGTTCCAAGTCTTCGTCGCAAACAATGTCTTCGGTTTCCGCTGCATCCTCTTTAATATATTTGTCTAAATATCTATATATTCTATTAATATCAAGCTTAGAAATATCATAATTTTCAAAAAGTGATGCAATTTCACTATCAGTATGCTTATTTTTTAAATCCAAGAAAAATGCAAACATATCTTTTTTATCCATTGAAAGCTCCTGACATAAATTTTGAATAAAAATAGAATTATTATATTCAGTTGAGTATTTTGTTAGTACTTTAGTAAATCTAACCTCTACTGGATTAAATTTTTGTTTTTTCTTTTCTTTTTCTTTTTCTTTTTCTTTTTCATTATCTTTTTCCGAATTTAAAAACACATCATGATAATATTTATTGTTTTTAAATGTTTTTATTAACGAACTCATTTCATTAAATTGCCATATTTGTTTTTGAAAAGTAATTCTGTCAATATAATCAGCAAAACACATATTATCTAACAAATGTGAATAAATAGTTATTGACTCCTCTTTTTTAAATTTACCTAAAACATCGATAATATTTTCGTGCCATAATAATCCGACAATTGTCCTGTCTGTTTCATTCATAATAGACAGATGATCGTCAATTGAATAATGGTTATTGATTAATTTTTGAGTAATTTTGCGCGTATCATCATTATATGACTTCATTAAAAATATATTCTTAATTATATTAGTATTTAAAACACACTGGTTATTTTTGTATAAATCAAATATTGTATTTATTTTTCTTAAATCGCCTTGAATAAAATGAATTATGTCAGGTTTTACTGTTTCCTCTAAACTGGGCATTAGTGTATTCACTATATTTGTTATTTGCGGTTTTGTAGGCGTTTTCAATTCAATAATATGACATACCTTCATAAGTTCTTTAATTTTTTTATCTATATGATAATTTCCAATGCAAATTATTGGATTCAACGTGATTTCCTCTAAGCGCTGTTTTTTGGTCTTTTTTGGCCTAATAATTTTTATTAATGAATTTATACCCCCTTTGTCACCATTATTCATCCCATCAATTTCATCCATAATAATAGCAATACGCTGTATTTTTTTGTAAAACATACTCATTATATTTTTGTCAGACATATTGTGTTTTGTTATGGTATCAATGATTGACTTATTTCTAATGTCACCTGCATCATATTTAATAATATCATAATTCAACTCTTTTAAAATGTTAGAAATAAATGCACTTTTACCCGATCCTGGATCTCCATAAATATATATTCCTTTTTTTGTAGTTAAATTGTGTTTGTTTTTTTCAAAATCTTTTAATATTGTTTTTACTGTTTCAACACATGCTTCGCGTTCTAATATATTATTTATATCTATAGTTTCCATCTTATATATTTGATGACATTCTTTTTATGTTGATTTTTACTCAATCCTTGTTCTTTAAATAAAATAGCTATTTTTTTTCTACATTCAGACGATTCATTGTCTAGACAATAATGGTCCAAAAAAATTAAGTAATTAGAATAAATACAGTTTTTATAATAACATTTTTTCATACTCAACCATTTTTTCCAATTTTCATTTAACATTTGCTCAAATACAAAGTAATTGTCTTGGCGTACCATTGCACGAATATAATTTTCAATGTTTCTTTTATCTATAAATTTTTTAATTAAATAATGGTTTTTTAAATAATTTTGTTTTGTTAAGAAAATACTAACAACCTCGGGAATGTATGAACAAATAATATCCACTAATTCATTAGGTAAACTATTTATTTTATTGAAATAATGATGATTGTCATTATTTGTATTAATTATATATTGGCTCATTGTTATAAAAATATATTATAAATTCTATATTTATATTTTTAATATTTTATAATATATTTTATGTGGTGGTGGTGGAAGTGTCGCACGGATTCTTAACTCCTGAAGTAATACCGTCCCACGTAACCTTACAAGCGGTGGCCCATTTGTATTTAGCACAATTTCCATTTTCTGAAGTAAACGGTGCCTGGTTAAAATTCATTGTCTTATCCTCTTTAGATAATTCGGTCGAACCGCTACAATTTGCACTAGACTTACATATACCTAAATTATGAGAATTAAAACAGCTTTCGCCATTTCCTGATAAATCTACCCAATAGTCGGGGCACGCACCGACAATAGGTGGCCAAACCTCGGAATTAGCCGATTTTGATAGTGCAACTCCTATTACTACTAACATAATAATTAATAAAATTAGCGCTATAACTATTATTATTTTTTGAAAACTCATATATAAAATATATATATATATTTTTTTTATGAATGTATTATAATGGATAGTATTAACCACTCAAATGGACGAATCGATATAATAAATAAAACACAATCACCTGAATTATCCAATTTATTTGCAATGTATGATAAAATTCCGGCAAATCAATGTGCTACATTTAGGGACCCAACATTAGGACAATGGGACGAAACAATGTTGTCTAAAGCTTTTTTTTCTAAAGAAAATATTCAAATTATCCAAAATGGAATTCGCGCTGGCGTTTATCGTAAATCAAACGGTAACTATGTTGTAGGTCAACAGGATTGCGACGCGCTAAAAATTATAATGCGCAGTGTTTATTTACAACACGCAGCCAATCAACCGAATAATATACATTTGCAAATTGGAGAAATGAATAAAATAGTTTTGGATTATTGTGTTTTTCACGTGTATTCAGAGGCACAGGGTTATATGAAATACTTATATGATGTTAGTACATTAGCGGTTCCATTGTCTACTCCTATTGTGGAAACACAAAAAGACAAAAATAATTATAAAATGCCTAATTGGTTCTAGTCCACCTTTGAAAAGGTGGAGCCAAACCTTGGTAATAATACTTTGAAAAGGTATAAGCAATAGCGATGAGCCAAACCTTGGTAATAATACTTTGAAAAGGTATAAGCAATAGCGATAAGCCAAACCTTGGTATAATATTTTGAAAAGGTATAAATAGCGATGAGCCAAACCTTGGTATAATATTTTGAAAAGGTATAAGCAATAGCGATGAGCAATAGCGATTAGCCAAACTTTGGTAATAATAATTATAGTTTATTGTATAATACGCGTTTGCATGTCTCTTAAAAAAGTGGAAATATATATATGGTTGACACTATATCATTTGATAGTAGCACATTAAATAAAAATAATAATTTATCAAATTATTATTACTATTTCAATTATTTAGGTGATGAAGATATTAATAAAATTATACATATAGCAAGTTATTATAATAAAGTAGATGGTAAATTAACGAATGGACTTGATTATACATACAGAAAGTCACAGGTTACTGGATTACCATTGAATAATGATACACGATTTATGTATGATATCATGATATATTTATTACATGATGCAAATAATAATATGTGGAATTTTATTATTACTAATATTGTGGATAATTTACAATTATCAGAGTATACGGAGCATCCAGATTCAACTGGCGACCACTATGATTGGCATATGGATATAGGTACCGATATATTTTCAACAAGAAAAATAAGTATGAGTATACAGTTAAGCGACGAAAATGATTATGAGGGTGGTAATTTAGAATTTATGATTAATCGCTCTATAATCCAAGCTCCTAGACAAAAAGGTTCAGTGATTTTATTTCCTTCTTATCTTTTGCACAGAGTAACTAATGTAACTAAAGGTACTCGTAAATCATTAGTAATGTGGTTTAATGGTCCACCGTTTACATAATTTTGTTAGTATAAATAAGAAAACAAAATAGATAAATGTCCACAAATATGTAGTAATCCGTGACAAATCGTTGATTCCAATAAAGCATTTTTCTCATAATAAAACCAACTCATAAAATAAAAAATTAACCCTATAAACATAAATAAACAAAATATAGGCATCATTGGTGTGTTCCATATATAAAACGAATGTATAAATACTAAATACTGCATATATAACATGTCAACTGTTCTACGCTGTCCATAATTCGGGAATCTCCAATAGTTTATGGAAATAAGCGCACCGATAATAACAGAAAATCCCAACAGTTTTTTTCCGCAATAAATTCCCATCAATCCTGTTAAAAACCCTAAAAAAGATAAATAAAATATAACTTGAGCGTGTTTAATGGGCATAATAGGTTTATCAGAAATTACTTCACTATGTATTATATCTTTTAATATATTATTTATGATATTCATAAATATAGATGTGAAATAAAAAATTAATAATAATTACAATACTACATATTTAACTCTCTTCCTCTAAAATATGAAACTCCTTTTTTACCATTTTTTTCACTGATCCACCCACCACCTTGGTTACCGTCTTTTTTCCTGTTACATTCGCTTTATTTGTTTTATTCCCCTTACTGGTCTTTGATTTATTAAAATCAGTACCATTTTGTGCCTCTTCTCGCTCCTGTTTGTAAATTTGATATTCCTTTTCTAGAACTTCGAGTTCATACAGCCACATTTGTTGGATAGTTGTTGCCTTAATGTGATCTAGCTGTTCTGTCTTTATTTGGAAATCATTCAGTAACTTTTGCACATTTTCCTCAGAAACCGAGTCCATTGGCATTTTTACTAAATATTTGTAGTCACTGTCGTCATCTACAATATCATAATTTTTACTATTTAATAATGCATTGATCTCGTCTTTTTTCTTTTTGCGTAAATCAATGGTTCCGACTAATACCTCCTGAATATACCTCGCTTTATTCGATAAAACTAGCAATTCCTTTTCTAAATTTTCCATCATAAATTCTTTGCGATCATCGTAATAATTTAATCGAACCTCATAATAGTCATCAATAATTTCATTAACTGAATCATATTTTTGCAACTTATCATCGGCATTAAATAAATTCATATTTGTAGTAGAGTTAGTAGTATATAATTTTAACATTTTTTCTAGACCATTGAAACCGTGTTCGGCCTTTTGCGCCTCTAACTCCTGCACCTTTCCTTTTGAAAATGTAATGACGAATTCTACTGTTGTATCTGTATAGTTTTCATATACGTCCTTTACCAATGGTGCTACTTTTTTCCCATCTTTGTCTTTATCATTTTGCAAATCATTTAACAATTCTTTGAAATCTTCGGTCCAAAATCCAACTGGTAATTCTGTGACTTTAATTTTATCTGGTTCGATTCTTTCATACTTGCCTTTGAACACAAATTTATTATCATTTACTTTGCTAATTGTTCCTGTAAACCCCTCGTAATAAGGTTCAAATTCAATTTCTGTATTTGCATCTGTTGTTGCACGCAATTTGTGTTTTAAATAATTAATAATTTGTAACGGATTGTAGCACATTATATCTGTACTGAAACCAGTACCAATCCCCTTTGTTCCATTGACTAGAATCATTGGAATAATAGGCACATAAAACTGTGGCTCTACTGGGGTTCCATCATCATTTAAATATTTCAGGATATGATCGTCTTGTTCCGCAAATATTAGGCGAGCAATTTTCTCTAGTCGCGTAAATATATATCTTGGACTGGATGCATCTTGGCCACCGCGAATGCGTGAGCCAAATTGTCCCGATGGAAACAAAATATTAATATTATTTGAGCCTACGAAATTTTGTGCCATTCCAACAATCGCCTTATTTAAACTTTCTTCGCCGTGATGGTAACACGATTGTTCCGATACATATCCAGAAAATTGCGCAACTTTTATTTCAGTGGTTAAACGTTTTTTAAATGCACTATATAATATTTTTCTTAAACTGATTTTTAGTCCATCCATCAGGTTGGGAATACTACGGTCACAGTCGTATTTGGAAAAGTGAATTAGTTCTTTATTGATGAATTCCTCATAGGGAATAAGTTGCTTGCTTGTGTCGGCGAAACTGTCTCTATTGTAAACGGTTTCCAGCCACGTTTTTCTATCATCGGCTCTTTTCTTGTTAAAAACCATATCAATTGCATCGTCGCTTGTTACACCAGTGTGCTCAAACCCCACAAATTTCTTTTCCTCAAAATATTCGCGGAATTCTGTCTTGGTAGATGTACCTAACCCCTTATAATATTTGATAGTCCATCCCTTAGTATCGTTTGTTTTTTTCCATTCCTCATATTCGCCCTCATTGTAAAATTTCAGTTCATTTTGACCTTTTTTGGCTTTTAAAATAGGCGTGTTCATAAATCCAATGAAACCAGGAATTTTGGTTAGACTGAGCCACTCATTTTGAAACAAATTAATACATAGTCCTTTAATGTGGGAACCATCTAAGTCTTGATCTGTCATAAATACGACGCGACTATATCGCAAATTTTTATGAACCTCATCAATGGTATCGTATTCTTTACCTGTTTCTAATCCGAGAATTTTTTTAATTTCAGCTATTTCCTTATTTTCAGAGACCTTCTTGGTTGCTTCGCCTCTTACATTCATTACCTTACCCTTTAGAGGATAAACACCAATTGTGTTTCTGTCTTCGGAACTTAGCCCAGAAATTACACCGGTTTTAGCTGAATCTCCCTCACAAAAGATAATCATACATTCTTTGGATTTCTCGGTGCCAGCCCAATTTGCGTCGTCTAATTTGGGAATTCCCCGAATAGACTTGCTCTTTGTACCATCGGTTTTCTTTGCCGCCTTATTTTCCTTTACTTCTGTTAATTGCAGGGCTGCATCCATTACGCCCATTTTAGCAACTTTTTCAATAAATTTATCACTTACGTCGCATTTAGACCCGAATTTAGACGACGGTGTATTCATATAGTCTTTGGTTTGACTATCAAATGCTGGATTTTCTATATCACATCTTAAAAATAATATGAGTTGTTCTTTTATCGTGTTGGGATTCACCTTCACCTTCTTTTTCTTTTCAATATATTCACATAATTTTCTAGTAATTTGGTTCAAAATATATTCCACGTGTTTACCACCTTTGGACGTGTAAATACCATTTACAAAGGAAATTTGCGCGAATTCATTAATCGGTGTTAAAGCGACGGCATATTCCCAACGCTGGTTTACTTCTTCGTAAACGCGTGGGGCACTTGTTTTATCACCAATATATAAATTAATATATTGTTCAAAGTTTTTTGTTGGCACCAATGCACTATTATATTTTACTTTTATTGTTTTATCAGTGATGGCAGAAATATCATACACTCTCTTTTTCAGTAAAGCGACTAAATCCGGACTTAAACCGTCAATACCTAGTCTTGCATAGTCTGGTTTAAATGTGATTTTTGTATACGGTTTGGCTTTGCTGGCCTTGACTATTTTAGGCGGGCAAATAGTGTCTAGATTATTCTTGAACTCTTGGGTATATTTGAGTCCGCGAATATGATCTACGGTTTCAATTTGCCCATAAATAGACCAAATCAATACCAATTTGAATCCAAAACCGTTCTTTCCGCCTACTATTTTTTTTTCATCTTTGTTGTAATTGGTAGAGGTTCTTAAGTGGCCGAAAATTAACTCTGGTACCCACGTTTTATATTCAGGGTGTTGAACAACGTCAATGCCATTGCCATCATTAACCATTATAATTGTACCGTCTTCCTCAATAGTTATGTCAATGTACGAAACTGGAACTGAATTATCTACTTTTGCCTCAACTTTGCTTTGCATTCGGATAACGTGGTCGCGACAATTTACTATACCTTCGTCAAATAGTTTAAATAAACCAGGAATATAATTAATATTTTTTTCAACGATTTTGTCACTGCTTTCGTTGAGTATCCACATCATTGAGTCTACATTTTCTACTGAACCGATATAAGTGTCTGGATTGTCTAGAATATGTTGCTTATCTGTCTTCTGTTGGACATCAAAGAATAACTGATTTACAGGTTCGTTGTCGTTTTGCGCGCTCATATTTGTCTATATTAAATTGTAATTATTTGTTTAAATAGTTTCAATTTTATTTGGTGGTGAAATATATATATTATGGATAAACCAGCTTAAAGAACCAACCACGGATGTGAAATATATATTAGGGATAAAACAGCTTAAAGAACATTGGGTCAGTATAATAACTAATATTTTATATTATTATAATAAATGTCATATTATAATAATAATAGAGCGACACCTGGCAACAAAGCTAATTTGCGACTTTTGCTACAGAAATCATATTTAATGCAATATTATAATGCATTTAATACAAATGACATTACTCAAAATATTTTGAATGGAGATCAAATAACCGAGGGCACATTGTGTCAGTGTCGCCCTTTTAACTACAATCCTATAAAACAGGGGTACAATGATCCATCACAAACTGAGAATAGGCGTATAGCGGCTGTATTAACAGGAACTTTAGGGGGGCGTATAACATTTGGCAATTTTTATCGTCCAGTCACAACTAATTATTTGGGCGGTTGGGAGGGACAACCAGGTGGTTTACCGAGACCATTGAGGAATACATTTTGATAAATTTGTTAGTTTATTTAATAAAATAATAATAATAATAATACAAAAATAACAAAAAATAATTTAAAAATAAATTAGATATTTAGAGACATATTTAATATTTTCTTTTTTTCTCCATTTATTGTATAATGACGCATAAAAGAATTATTGGCACACGCGCTGAAGTTTGGCACGGCACCGCTAAAAAGACCTCGGGTGGTTTAACAAAGAATAGTTTAATGATGAACAAAAACGGACGAATTGTCTCACGGGCTAAACACTCTACAGCTAAAAAAGAGATGCGTTTAGTAAAATATGGGTACACTGCCAAAAAAGGCAAATTCGGCTATGTTAAAGTCGGATCAAAAAAGCATCGCAAAGGGTCTAAGAAAATGCACGGTGGACTAAACCCTGCTCCTTTAAATTCACCTGATATGATTCCTAATCTTCGCCCCCAAGTGTTTTCACCTTTAGACATGGCGTTGGGTGCATCTACGGGTGGTAGACGCAGAAAAAGTATGGGTATGCGCGGAGGTATGGTTTACGGCAGTAGTTTAGCACCTGCCGACGTGAATGCTGGCGATATTAGTGGAATGATGCCTATGAATGGAATGCCTATGAATGGAATGATGGGATCAGGAATTGATGGACAAGGTGTCACAAATTATGGTATGGGATCAACTGATGTTCAGTTAGCAGCCGGACAGGCTGGTGGCAAAAGACGCAGACACCGTAAAAAGTCAATGTATGGAGGAACAACCTCTAGAAATTATATGGGACAGGGTACGGCTGTGCAACAGGGTAGTCCCTTAAATCAGGCATTAAATGCTGTTTAAAACTGTTAATTTACTAAGAGCCAGAGCCAGAGCCACTAAACCATTCACAACTAACAAATTTATCAAATTTAACGTATGGTGTTAGTTGGCTTGTAATATATTTTTCAAAAAACTGTTTGGAAACAATCGGTAGTATTCTTTGCTCTACTACTCCTTTGGCCTTAAAATAGGTTTTATAAGCCTGATATAATTCGTCAAATGAAAACAATTGCGATTCAAATTGTTTTTCTTTATTTTCATCATTATTAGCAGTATTATCATTTTCATAATTATTATTATTAGCAGTATTATTAGCAGTATTATTAGCAGTATTATTAGCAGTATTATTAGCAGTATTATTAGCGGTATCATTAGCAGTATCATTATTAGCAATATTATCGTTTTTATATTTTATCAAAAATTCACCAATATCGTCTGATTTTGACCATAAATTGCATTTAACATTAGTAATGTATTTGTTTTCAATAATTTCTACTTGTGGAGAAAAATAATGGCATATCATTTTTATTATATTTGTATCTGTAATAGCATGATTCTTTGCATCAGTTGTTTTATAAAGAGTAATTAATTCATCAATTTCGTATTCATCATCTATATTTGGATTAGTCGATTCATTAGTAATAGTCATATGTTTTTCCCAAAACGATAAAAATGCGCTAACATTTGGCAAGTATTTGCTAGTTACATTGATAAATATTAGGTTACCATTTTCTTTTTCTTTTTCTTTTTCTTTTTCTTTTTCCCATGTATTATCTAGTTTATCGAGTAACAAATTTTGCAGTTGTGTAGCATAAACCATATTTGGTATATTTAAATTTGTTAGATATAGCTTCCATATATAGTGCATATTTTTCCATGGAATAGTGGAATTATGTGCTTCTTTTTTAATGCATTGTCCAACGAAATCATCCACAATTCTTTCTAAAGAATTCTGCACAAAATATAATATATAATTCTTTAATATATCATCTATTTTAGAAAATAAAAAATTATCGGCGCTAGTGTAGCGGTCTGAGTAATGCACAGCAACACACAGTAAATCAATTCCTATATTATTTAGCACACTTTTGATGATGTCGTGTGAAAATGTATTAGAGCTAGATATTTCATTTGTTTTAATTAACCGATATAGATTTAATTTGTGAGTTTCGTGGTGTTTGGTAATAAAATTATTGATAATGGATGTACCAGTAGTGATATAACCAATAGCATCTATTAAAGACACCAGTTTTTTTGCATTTGCACTAACAAAGTACAATAAATTATCCGTGTTCTTTTTTAAAATACAGTCGCCTATAACGGTTAAAAAATATTTAGCCTCTATCTTACTGTCAAAAATGCCTTGTAAAAAACTGAGCACATTTTGTATAGTGTATGTTTCAGGAACTGATTTAAATAAAGTTCTTTCTTTTATTTTTTTTATTATGTTTTGCTTTGTTTTATGTTTCCATTGAATTAATTTGCCTTCGTGTGTTATCGTGGATAATAACATATGGTGAATATCATCATCCTTAACAATTTTATATGTTTTACCATCATATTCGTAATAAATATTATTATAAGGCATATAATAATACTGATGCTTACTTAAAAAAATTTTGTAAAAATTGTCTTGTTCTAAAGACAGTTCGTTAAATCTTAAAACTCTTTCATCATAACGTTTATTTTCCTGCTCCAACATATGTGGTAAATTTAATAAATGCGTGTGCAATCGCTGACTCATGTAGATGTTTTCTTTATATTTTAATGTTAATTCCTTTATTAAGTGAACCGTGGTGTCTATATCGGTTGAATTGTTCGTTTCGTCCATTTATTAAATATTTTTTAATAGTCTTTAAGTTACTTTTATATAATATATTATTCACCCATATATATGAAAAAAAAGATTACATTAAGATATTTACCCAAAAGACTAACAATAAAGGATCGAAAAACACAATTAAGGCAATTGCAAAAATCACGGCGACTTTATAAACACGGATCTTATTTCACACGTAAGCCAGTCGCGTCGTTTTCTTCAAAGACATCTAAACACATTGTAAAAGCTAGAAAAATGTATAATGTTGAAATTATTGGTGCTACGGCTGAATTATCAAAGAAAACGGGATGTACAAAATCTGCTTTAGCAAAAATAATTAATAAAGGGGCAGGGGCTTATTTTTCGTCGGGTTCGAGACCAAATCAAACAGCGCAAAGCTGGGGTGTAGCACGGTTGGCGAGTGCAATAACTGCTGGAAAGGCAGGTGCTGTTGATTATAACATTTTAATTAATGGTTGTGCAAAAGGTTCAAAAGGCTACAAAATGGCTATTCAATCACGAAAAAAATATGGATTTGGTAAGAGACGTGTGCCAAAAATAAGAATATAATATTTAAAAAACAATAAGTATTTAAAGATTTGCGTTCAAAAATAAATATAATGTCACATTTTATTAATAAAAATATATCAACTGATGGTAATGTTTTAACAATTAAAACGGTTCAAATTGCTCCTTTTCGTACATTGATGACTGCTTTAAAAGACATTTTATTGGAAACCAATATTTCATTTCAACATGATGGAATACGTATCATTAATATGGATAAATCACACACCATTTTGGTTCATCTTTATTTGGCAGCTTCCAATTTTGAGTTTTATGAATGCAAAAAAGAAAAAATCATTATAGGTGTAAATATGTTTCATTTATTTAAATTAATCAATTCCATTGATAATGACGATACATTAACCATTTATATTGAAAATTCGGATTATTATGATGGTATTGTATCTCATTTAGCTTTAAAATTTGAAAATGGCGACATTAAACAATGTAAAACTCAAAAATTGAAATTGATTGAGCCTGAATTGGATGAATTAGAGGTTCCCGATGTTACATTTTCATCTATTATTAACTTACCATCTGCTGATTTTCAAAAGATTATACGTGATTTGTCGTGCATTTCAGATAAATTAGAAATTAAATCGGTAGGAAATGAATTAATTTTTAAATGTCAGGGGCAATTTGCATCTGCTGAAATTCATCGTGCCGAAACAGATGGTGCGATGGGATTTATTGTTAAACAGGATTCATCCAAAATAATACAAGGTGAATTTTCTTTAAAAAATTTAGGCTATTTTATTAAATGTACCAATTTATGTTCTCAAATTGAAATCTATTTAGAAAATGATTTGCCATTGGTGGTAAAATATGATGTAGCATCATTGGGATCAATACGTTTAGCGTTAGTTCCTTTACCTATGAGTTAAAAAAATATATTTTATATTATATAAATTATATTTAATATTTTAGATAATATTTTAGATAATATATGATATTTTATATATTATTATATAATATATGTCATACAGTAACTATTCGCAATACTTAGGTGCGCAACGTTGTTGCAATACAAAAAATTTTATATCAGGAGGTGGTATGGGAGCACCAGGAACTCCTGGACCTATTGGACCACCTGGATTTCCCGGTTCCACTGGATCTACAGGCGCCCAGGGAGACCCCGGATATGATGGTCCCCAAGGTTTAACAGGTGCAACTGGCACGGATGGAGGGCCTGGTTTAACAGGTGCAACTGGTGCAACTGGTGCACAAGGTATAACGGGTGCTACTGGTCCCACTGGTGCAACCGGTTCCACTGGTTTAACTGGTGCAACTGGTTCCGCTGGTTTAACTGGTGCAACTGGTGCGCAGGGTATAACGGGTTCCACTGGTCCCACTGGTGCAACTGGTTCCACTGGTTTAACTGGTGCAACTGGTTCCACTGGTTTAACTGGTGCAACTGGCTCCGCTGGTTTAACTGGTGCAACTGGTCCCACTGGTGCAACTGGTGCAACTGGTGCAACTGGTGCGCAGGGTGTAACTGGTTCCACTGGCTCCACTGGCGCCACTGGCTCAACTGGCTCTACCGGGGCAACTGGTGCAACTGGTGCAACTGGTGCGCAGGGTGTAACTGGTTCCACTGGCTCGACTGGTTCTACTGGTTTAACAGGTGCAACTGGCGCAATTGGATCTACTGGCTCTACTGGCTCCACGGGTTCCACTGGTTCTACGGGCTCCACTGGCGCCACTGGCTCAACTGGCTCTACCGGGGCAACTGGTGCAACTGGTGCACAGGGTATAACTGGTTCCACTGGCTCGACTGGATCTACTGGCGCAACTGGTTCTACTGGT